TTGATTACCTTTTATGTTTCAAAAATGGGAAAACAGATTGGTTTAATCATCTTACTCTTGATACGATCAATCAGGCTGAATCGGTAATTAAAGAGTTTGATAATAATCTTTCTGATGGAAGTTTTTCTTATAGGTTCCCTAAACCTCTTCTACAATATCATACAGATGAAGAATATCTTGCTATTTTTGACAAGTTAAATTTTGCCGCCACTTACGCCAATATGGCAAAGTTTAAAAACGATTGTGTTGATTTTATGCGGGAGCTTATCGATATGATTCCGTCAAAAAAACAACAACTTGAAGAACTTGAAGCAGCCAGAATAAAAGCGGAAAAGGAAGCAAAAGAAGCGGCAGAACGCCAAAGACTGGCAGATGAAGCAGCAGCAGAGGCAAAGAGAAAGGCTGAACTTGAAGCAGACTTAGCAAAAAAAGCTGAACTCGAATTAAAAGCTAAACAGGAAGCCGAAAAAGCAGAAAAAGAAAGATTGGCTAATATTGAAGCTGAGCATAAAAGACAAGAAGAAGTCGCAGCCGCAGCCGAAACGGAAAGAATCAGGCAGCAGGAAGAAAAGAAAAGACAAGACGAAGCAGCCGAAGCTGAAAGAGCAAAGTCTATTTCTGATGCAAATATTCAGGCTACCGCTGCAAATGCGTCTATTATGGTTGATTCTCAGGCTACTTTGTTTTCAGAAGCCCCAAAAGTAAAAGAGGGGTACACTATTAATGTCATGAATCAAGCCGGGTATTTATTACTGGCTCAGTTCTGGTTTGAGAACGAAGGTAAAAACCTTTCAATGGATAAAATTGAATCCATGAATTTTAGCCGTATAAAAGTATTTTGTGAAAAATACGCTGCTAAAAATGAAACTTTCATAGAAAGTAAACTTCTTGTTTATAAGCCAATTTACAAGGCGAAGTAAAACACAGGGAGGGGTTATTCCCCTCCCATAATTTTAAAACTATGGATAGCTATTACGGGAGATTAGAGGTTTCAAATTCTGATCTAACTTGGCTTTATAACCTTCTTTACCCAAAAGGATTTTTACGTGAT